TCCGATGCTACTAATAACTTCCCTCTTGATTACCAAGAAAGGATCCTCAGGATGGTACCTGGGGTCACTGAGTCGTCGCTACGACTCATCCACTTGGTAGCTCGCTCGCCCTACAAGCTAATGTGGGATCGAGATAGGGTAGTCGCATGGACCAAAGGCCAGCCTTTAGGGGCAGGTCCCAGTTTCATGATGTTCGCCCTTGCACACGCGCATTTGGCGCTTGTGGCGGAAGTTAGCGCGGGAGTCCCTGATAAGGACCGAGGCACCACCTTCCTCATACTTGGTGACGACATCGTTATCAACAATGAGGCCGTGCACAGGCATTATCGCCTCTTGCTGGACAAGTTGCGCTGTCCGGTTTCGGAGAGTAAGTGCTTGGTAAGTAGTGAAGCAGCTGAATTTGCTGGAAAGCTAATTCAAAAGCACACTATCTTCCATGGTTTCAAGTACAAGGAGATCTCGGATGTGAGCTTTATGCCGATCATCCGGACTCTGGGCCGACAGGCCATCTCTCGCGATTTGCTCAGCAAAGAGCAATACGCAGTTGCGAAACTGCTAAGCGAGGTACCTGAACCGTGGGGGCTTGGGTTCAATCCCAAGGGTAAACCTCTCGCCGTGAGGTACGAGGAATACCTTACCCTCCAAGACTTGCTCAAACGGGAGCAGCCAGATCCCACCATGGAGCGAAAAGCATCAGTCATGAGCACGCTGATGTATACCTGGGGTAACACCCGGGCACCTGGTAGAAAGGATTGGGTCCTCTCGACTCGGTCCTTTTGGAACTACTTCGAAGCTGATCGCAAAGACCAGCCGAGTAGAGCTCCCAAGTCCGAACCCCGATCCATGGTGGATCGGATATACCAGGCCTTGCGCTCCGATGGGGATTTGCTCACCATCGCACAGTCGAGGGGTGACCCTCGACCTCTTCCGGATACCTTGGTTTCCCTAAGGTCACTTCGGAAGAAGTACGATGCGGTTCTTCGAGCCGAACCACAAGAGTCCTCTGATGAGGAGGAAACGAGTGAAGGCTCAAAGAGTCCTGCTCCGTGAGTGTTTCATCACGGAGAAACAAATCCCGAAAGGGAAGTTAGGGTGATAGTGTCCTAGGACACTGGTCACGCACTGCCATCGACCTACCGGTCGAGAATCAGTGTTAGCTCCTTGCAAAGGGAGTTCCTAAC